GTGTACTCGAATTATTCTTACGCAGCAAGAACTCTTCAAACTGCTAGTGGGTTAAGAAGAGTTCCGACTAAAGGAGATAAAGAGTATGCAGCGCTGAAAGCTATGTATGCAGAGGAGGGAGCCTTTCTAAAAGGTGTACGACGACTTGAAAATATTAGACGGGGTGCTATGGTTTCAGCATTTAAAACCGCATCACGAAATTTTCAAAGTGGCCTGATACGAGGCGGGTTTGAGGGATTAAGAAATATTTTTGAAAGTTCTATTATGCAATTTGGGCAGGGTAATTACAGACAGGCTGGAAGAGAACTTATTCCTTTAGACTTTAAGCGGGGGAGAATAGGGTCTTTACGGAGGTTCGGAATAAACAAGGAGGTTTATGCTCCTGTTAGAGTGGTTGACACGTGGCACACAAGCTTTGGACAAATGAGATTTTTATTTGAACGGCTACGCGATCCCACCGACATAAAGGGAACCACAGAATTTCTACTTGGCCAATCTGAATTTAAAACTCTCTACGAGAGATTTTTTAGAAACTACAATGAAATTCAGCAAATCATAGATGTTCCAGTGCCAACTACGAAAGTCGGAAAAGCGGCAAACTTTTTGTTAGACGAGGGAGAGGATTTAGTTTGGACTTTAAATGCACCTAATAGATGGCAAGAATTTTTGCTAAGAGAAGCCCATTTTATGTCTGAAATAATTAGATTAACTAAACAAGAATGGAAAACAGATTTAGTCGGGGGGCTTATGAAAGGTAAGCTTGACGATTTTATAAATGATGCGGCTAGTCTAAGAGGAGATAGTAAATTTCGTTTTTATGACCTAATGGAGCAAGCCACAACTAAAGCGTTAAGAGCTACGTATGCTGCTGAACCCGAAAGCAAAGTCGGTCAGGCGATAAATACCTTTATATCTCGAAATTTACTCACTCCTTTTATTCCCTTTCCACGATTTATGATTACGTCTATGGAATTAATAGGCAACATGTCGGCGGGCGCACCTATAGCGTTAGCACGTATGTCGCTGGGGCCACGAAAATTTATGGGCGAGACAGGTTTGGGAGACAGAGTTATAGCCAACCAAATCGCAAGCAATATAGTCGGGGGTCTTGTTTTTGCCACCGCGTGGCAATTTAGAAACAGCGAATGGGCGGGCGCTAAATATGATGAAGCCATAGTTGCGGGTGAGAAAATTAATTTAGGTCCAATTTTTTATCTTCCTCAAATGCTAATGATCGCAGAGTTTGTTAAAGCCTTACTGGAAGGTAGGCCCATACCTATAACAAAAAGGGATGCAGTTCAAACATTAACGGGTAGTGGATTTAGGCCGGGGCAGACGATAGATGCAATGACTAAAACTTTGCTTGACGCTTTCGATGATGACACACTTGATTGGGACAATGCTGGTGCGCTTGCGGCCGGTACTTTTATTGGAGAGGTGGGAGCAAGCTTCTTGCAGCCCCTTACTATGGGTGTTGATCTGTCAAGAGCTATGCAGGAAGACCCTGATCTTGCGTATAAAGATTGGAAGCCAGACCCTAATTATGGTATGTGGGATGCCTTTAGAAAAGGTTTTACTAAGCCGTTTGGAGTAAAAGGATTTGGGTTCTACGATCAAAAGAAATTAAAGGAAACTATTAGTCTTCTTATAGAAGAAGCTTCCCATGAAGAACTTAGAGACCCCGACAAATATATGAAACTTTTGGATAGAATAGCAGCCCTAGAAGAAAATAGAATTTATGATCGTGTGTCTGCTTCTCGTCAGGTATCCGCAAAAAGAGGCAGTCCACTACTTAGCTTCTTAGGATTTGGCACTACCGAAAGAGATACTCCAGAACAATTCTTTTTAAAAAAACTGCGCTTAGATGACTATATTATAGGAGGTCGAACTGGTGTTGGAAGTATAGATGCTCAAGTAGATGACTACTTAAATGACTATGTCCCCGAGTTAGTAAGGGCTGTTATGGATGTTCCTAACTTAACTGAAAGGGAGCAGAAAGCACTTTTGATGGGTAAACTTTCTACACTAAGGGCTCAAATGCAAGGACATTTTCTTCAATCAAAACCTCTCGTACACCAGTACTATAAGTTTAGACGCTTTCGCGGTTCTATTAGAAGCGTAGCAATGGAAAAGTTCAGAAAAAAATATGGAAGAGACAAAGATTGGGGAAGTCTTGAGGATTTGGTAGAATTAAATGCGATTGCTTCCGCGTGGGATAAAGTAGCAAGGTAATAACGGGTGACTAAACAGGCTATTTAAAACTCTTTCCTTCTCTGCGACTGCGCTACATAGCGCCGACAAGAAAAAAGCTGGCAACGCATTGAGTGTACCAGCTTTTATTCTTATGCGGCGCTATTTTTTTTTACCGCTTATCCCCCGACCCACCAAGCGTTCCTCTTTCTTTTCTTCCAGACAACTTGTTTGTATTTTCAGTTGCTATTCTGCCTAACGATAGCCCTAAGTCAGACGCTAACGCAGCACAGTACCATAGCACGTCCCCTAATTCGTGAGCTATTTGCTCTTTCCAATCGGGGGGAGAGTTTTCATGGCCATCACGAACTAACTTCTTGACTTTATTTGCAACCTCCCCCGCCTCTCCTGTTAACCCCAGTGCTGGATACATAACACCAGCATTTTTTGGGTATACGGCAGTCTTCTTGGCTTGCTTTTGATACTCATCAAAGGTCAAGATGCTTCCCTTCTTTTCCATAAATTCTTTAGCCGCTTGTTCTAAGTTCATCTATGTTCTCAAAGTATGCTTTGTTGTATCCACGCTGCCATTCTTTAGCTTGCATGGTGTAATGTGGATAAGGATTTGAGGTAACAATTATAGTTTCTTCTGTAGTCAGTTTCTTTACCCACTGGTTCGTTTCCTTGAAAGCCTCACGCCCTCGCTGAAATTGAAGCTTTAAGGGAGGAATAGAATACTTCTCATAATAACGTTTGCTGCGTGCCATTTACTATGTCCCCAATTCTTTGATCTTAATGTTGTAACAGTCCGCTTGAACCTTGTAATTATTACTTGGGTCTACCGTTCCCTTCTTCATAAATCGTGCCTTGTTAAAGAAATCATCCTTGTCAATCTTACCTAAGTACCACCCAACTGTCAAGTCTTTTTTAACACGCACGAAGGCATAAGAGTCACACTTTTGTTTGGTATTAAATTTTGCAATGCTGCAATCGTAGTCAGGTAAGGGTGTGACAGAGGTTTGTTTGGTCTTTACATCGACACGCTGACCATTCGGCATTAGTATGTCGTACTCGTATGTGTTTTGCCACTCTCCTCCCAGACAACACAATGCTATTTGTTCCCCCACAAATCCTGCGATGTTTCCGTTTCCTCTGATTATTGAATTTTTAAGCACTCCCATTTCTGTGGATTTAGTTCGGGCCTTACCTATCATGTCAAGGGTTATTTCCAATTCTTTCATATACTACTCCTATGCTGCCTGTATGTCCACGACCTCGCACACTCCCGCGCTACACGCTAAGTCCTGTACTCCTGTAGTAGTATCCTCCTTTTCGTAGTCAACAAGACGCGACCAATCTAAATTGTTAGGCATCTGTTTTTGTAAGGCAATGTAATCTTCCTTATCGCAGTCCTGATAGGGTGCCTGTTTATACGAGTGTTCGCTAAAGGGTAGAAAACTAATTCCCGACACCTCATTAAAATGGTTATAGACCCACGCACCGACTTCCAACCACTCGTGTTCTAGCACACTAACCGTTACACTGGGCTTGTGTTCGCACCAATGTCTTTGATAAAGAACCCACAACTCTAGCTGCTCGATAGCCGTTCTATCCTTGCGGCTGACAGCATCTGAAGGTGAGGCAAAAGGAAAGCTAAATACGGTAGTGCTTTCCGGCTGTGTGATGTCTGGTTCGGAGGGAACTCCGTTGTCAATCATAAACTGTGTCACGGGGTCTTTGTTATCTGCTCGTACTGTACGCACATAATAGGGGCTGTGCCGTGCATGTATGCCGCTTGCACTATCTACCAGTTGTGATACGGTTCCGCTAGGCTTAACACAGGTTATAGATGTAGAGGCAGGAACGCCTAGTTGTTTCGCCATGCTTTTGTTTGTAGCAATAGCTTGCTTTCGTAACTCCGAAAGGAGTTCAACCAGCCCCTCTTTAGAGAACATAAGAGGATTATCCATAATGCCTGTCAAGCTAACACCCAATAATCTTTCTTCTTCTGTATTGCGTTTCCAAACGGCTCGAAGATATTTAAAGTTTGTAAGACAGGACTGAAACGTACCAAGTATTGTAGCAAGCCTAACCTTTTGCCGCAATGACTGGGCCGTATCACGCGGGCGTATCACTACTTCAGATAAATTACAGAATTGATAAGGGCGTAGAATAATTTCTGAACAAGGATTGGTGCCCCATACGTGCCCTTCTTCTCGTCGGCCGGTATTTATGACCTGTTTATTTGCCGCTTCTCTATTAAATATACCGCGTTCACCGGACTTACTTTCATACAGAGAAAGCCACTCACGCATAAACGTACCCATCTCTGGTGTACTTTTGTACGTCACACTGTTGTTGGCTAACCTGCGCTGGCCTTCATACTGCCACCACTCCCCGGATTTAGCATGACGCATTTGATCGTCACCCAAATTAGACAAAGAAATGAGTGCACTTCTACGCACACCCCCAACAACTACAACCTCTCCTATCTTACACATAATATCATGGCATTCAACGGGATATAATCTGCGTCCTGCAGCAGCGGAAAACTTTTCGATACAGAAATGAAATAAGTCTTCAAGGGGTGCAGGTCCAGAAGCGCGACCACCAAAGGTTTTAAGTCTAGCACCAGCAGGACGCACTCGTGACACATCCCATTTCGGTATTTGTCCGGCGTACAGACAAGCGATTAACTCTCGCAAAGATTTTACCCACCCTATACGGCTGTCGTCTACAACAATGATGGTATTGCTACGGTTAAATGTTTCGTTGACTACAGGAAGTTTATCTACGTGCTCTCTTTCAACACTAAACCCTACACCCGTACCATTCATAAGAACGTACATTGCTTCATCAAAAGTACGAGGACTGTCTACAGGCAGATAAGAGCAGTTGTATGCTCCTACATTACAGCGATCTAAGGCTGGCCCCGCTGTCATCATGGCCCGCATACTTGGCATAACCTCTAACCCTAGAACAGCTTGCTCAAGCTCACTTCGCAGTTCAGCGGGTAGTTTATAGGACTGCTT